TTTGAATATATCCTAATTGTTCTACTTCATCATCAATTGTTTCAACACCAGTATCAATAACCTCATCTTCATATCTGAATAATTGACATCTCAACTGATAAACATATGTTTTCTTGAGTTGATAAAATGGTTGTTCATGCTCAACATATTTAATTTCAAATAATCTATCACCCAATGGGAAATAAATTAAATCACCCTCTTTAGGTCTAGTTGCTAATTCAATATTAGGAACATCTTTAATTAAAGGTGTAATATAATTTTCATATCTCTCTCTTGAGATGATTAAAGTTAAATCATCTACATTCTGTATTCCAAACTTTGATAACAAAGTTCCTTGACCACCATATCCTTCATAACTGTCAATGTATGCTTCAATAGGATAAGCACTATCAAATTTGGATTCTACAACTTCTCTGATTACAGTATTCTTAGCAATGTATCTTCTAGGAATATAATATACATCAACACCATAAATTTTTAATTGTTCATTGATAAGATCTTGAACTAAACTTTGTTCACCAGGAGATCCTTGTAGAAAGTAGGGA